TTGCCTCTTGTCTCGTGGGCTCGGAGATGTGTATAAGAGACAGTCTTTGTTGGGTTTGGCGTAAACCTTTTAGCCGTTGTTGTATATCAAATTGCTTTAGCTCTACCAGGTTCACCGTTTTTTACCGAACAAGCAGCTTTTGAGACTGTTCTAGGGACAACTTTTAGAGCTTGTCTTTCCTCTTTTGCTGGTTATTTAATAGGCTCTACTTTAAACGCTAAAATCATGCAGATTATGCATGATAGAGACGGCGAACCACATCTTATGCGCCGTTGCGTACTTTCAACGTTTGCTGGTGAGTTAGCGGATGCAGCAGTTTTTAATATATGCATGTTTTCGTTTGTACTGCCTTGGTACGTTATCGCAGGAACAATTATTACTTATGGACTTGCTAAAGTAGCTTATGAAGTAATTGTTTACCCTGTAACTCAATTTGTAATTAAAAAAGTGAAAGCTTTACCTGAGCAATAAAACTATTGAAGGAAGTCTTTTGATTTTGTAGAATACCGATAGGCGGTCACCCGCGGCATCGGGTGCGGCTGTAATAGTAGAAATAGCGTAAGCCGCTCCTTAGCTGTGGGTGGCTTTTGCTATTTAATGAGCTTATTTACAGCTGCGAGCAAAAGCACTAAACAAATCAATTCTAAAAACAGAATCAAATCGTTCATGGTGACCACCTCCTTTGTAAGAGGTAGGCAGCCATCCGCCTATCAGCGAGCTATATATTACTCCGTTTTCTTAATTTTGTGACACCTTGGGCATTATCGGGGTATGTCAAAGGAAAAGTGTACAAAAGAAGCCATTCAGGAAGCCGCTGCGCTCATTAAAACGGGCGTGAACAACAAGGATGTATGCTCCTATCTTGGCATTTCGGAACGATCGTTTTACCGCTGGCTCAAGAATCCTCAGACTGATAACCAGCGCCTATTTTGCCAGTCTTTACAAAAGGCAGAGGTGCAGCGTAAGGCTCACCATTTGCAGACCATCACTAAAGCAGCAGATAAAGATTGGAAAGCCTCAGCGTGGATTTTAGAGCGTACTATGCCGCTTGAGTTTTCACTTTCTAATCATCGTTTTCAGACGATGGTAGAGCAGCACGAGAAAGATAATCCGCGCCCAATAATCGACACGTCCCTACTTGTCCCGCCGTCATACTGGGACATCTGGCGCGACATCATGAACGCTGGTCATTCGACATATGAAGCACGTGGCGGGCGTGGTGGATTAAAGTCAACAATCTTTACGGAAGCCGCCATTATGCTGATGCTTAAAGACCCAAAGCTGTGCGGCGTGGCATTTCGTCAAGTGCAATCAACAATCCGAGATTCAATCTTTGCAACGCTTGTATCGAGCGTCCGCCGTTTGGGCTATGAGAATGATTTCGAATGGACGTATAACCCGCTTGAGCTGCGCCGTAAATCCACGGGGCAAAAGATACTCTTTCGCGGCTTAGACGACCCTGAGAAGGCTAAGTCACTGGCGCTTGACGACCCTGATATGTATATCGGGTTCGCTATATGGGAAGAGTTTAACCAGTTCAAGAACATGAAGGCTGTTCGTAAGGTTGAGCAGACTATCAAGCGCGGTTCGGCTCCGAACTTCCGCACGCTTCGAATGTGGAACACGCATCCTGACGCTGAGCATTGGAGCAATCAGCATTGGGAGGAGAGTCTAGAGGATTTAGACACCTATTGTTTCACAGTTAACTACCCTGACGTCCCCGCCGAATGGCTGGGCGAGGAGTTCATTAAGGACGCGCTCAGGCTAAAAGCTACTAACGAAGAAGCCTATCTAAACGAATACATGGGCGAGTGCATCACCATGACGGGACGTGTTTTCGAGAACGTCCACGATATGGAAATAAGCCACGGGGATATTAACGCGTTTAAGTGGATACGCTGCGGCATTGACTGGGGCTTTCAACAAGACCCGTTCGTGTTTTTGCGCGTGGCATACGACCGTAAGACCGCAAGCCTTTATGTGTTCGACGAGCTTTTTAACACTGAGACACTCGATTCCCCAAACATCGCCGAGGTTAAGCGCCGCCTATCAGAGCGTGACACAGAGGGCAGAATCAAGCTCAAGCAAGACGGAGCGCCCTTGTTCTTAAAGGCGAAACCCGAGAACGAAATACGCGCCGATGCCGCAGGAGCTAAGGACATAGCAACATGGCGACATGAGGGCGTAAACGTCAAGGGAGCGTCAAAGGCGGTGCCTGTAGCTGATGGTATCCGCTGGCTTCAAAAGCGCGGGAACATCTACATTGACCGCAAGAAATGCCCGCTTACGTGGGCTGAGTTTACCCACTACAGAGCAGATGAGGACGATGAGGGGCGCTTTCTGGGCTACCCCGATAAAGATAACCACACGATTGACGCGGTGCGCTACGCCGTGTTTGACCTGATAGCTGACATAAACACGATCTAGTGAGGATATATGAGCACAACAAGCGCCTTTAACGCAAACGCTACAGAATGGCTTGAGAAGCTGGGTTACCCCGCCGTAAGCCTTAACACACCACTAGCGAGCCGAATTAGCCTTTGGTGGTCTTATATGACGTGTGAAGCCGATTTCTTTACCCGCGTCGAGAGGGACGAGAACGGGAGGGAGAACGAGGTTAGGCTGCGATCATGCACTCCTGCCGACATGGTATGCACCGACATGGCGAGCCTGCTATACAACGAGAAGGCTACCGTGTCGTTAATTGACCCTGACAACGAGCAGGAGGCGACAACGTGGCTTGAGAATTGGCTGCGGATAACGAGCTGGAATGACAAGGCTCCGCTCGCAATGAAACGCATGTGTTCGACGGGTACGGCAGCGTGGGCGCTACACATCAGAAACGCTACGAAGGTAGGGCAATCTGACGCGCTTTCAGTTATGCCAATTCGTTATGATGCACGCTCGATTGTTCCGCTCGTGTGGGACGAGCTGGGATGCTCTCATTGCGCGTTCGTGTCCCCTATCTACATTAAGGGCGAGCTATGCCACCAGATAGAGGTTCATCGCCCTGATGATATGACGGGCAACTATCAGGTGTTCTGCGGCTTCTTTGATTCGAGCGGTAAGCAATTCGAACCTGAGGGCTTCTTGCAGGCTTACGAGGCGTTAGACACTAAGCAGCAGAAACCAACGTTTCAGATTATCCGATTGGCGATTGATAACCCTTATTGGGACTACTCGCCTATGGGCGTGGCGCTCTTCGACAACGCTATCGGGGCGCTAGAGACGGTCGATTTGGCATTTGACGCGGTTGGAAATGACATTTTCCTCGGGAAGAAGATGCTAGTTTTGCCCGAATCTATGCTCAAGAAGAACGATTTCGGAACGTATGAAGCGCCCTATATGAGCGGGCGGCAATTCTTCTTGGCTACTGAATCGAGCATATATGACGGCAAGGCGGCTATTTTCGAGTACAACCCCGATCTTCGTGCAAGTGATGACCGCTTGATGCTTTCAACGGCGTTGCAGATGCTTGGAAAGCGTGTTGGATTCGGCACTAAAGCCTACGCACTCGATCAAAGCGGCAACATCACGACTGCAAAGCAGGTTGCAAGCGATAACGCCGAGATGATGCGGACGATTCGCAAGCATGAACACATCATTCAGCCTGCTATTTCCAACTTAATCGAAGCAGCAGCGGGCATTTACCGCACACTTGGAACAACTGCCCTCCCCGATCTCACAGGACAGGTGCAGGTCGTTATGGGTGACGCGATTATGCAGGACGAAGACACCTTGCGCGAGCGTGACCGCGCGGACGTTGCGGCGGGACTTCTTGAGCCGTGGCGTTATATGGTGCGTTGGCAAGGCTACACCGAAGAGGACGCTAAGGCGGCGACACAGGTTGATACGGGGCTAACAACTCCGCTCGAGGTGTAAGCCGTGGCATTAAGCGAGAGCGACATTGAGCGAGTATGTAACGAGGTGCTTGCGCTTGAAAATGCGTATCTAACCGAGCTTTCTGCCCTGCTTTTGTCACACCTCAAGCAAGGCATCTGGGACGCGTCCGACGAGGTTATCTTGCTCGAGCTAAAAGACGAGCTATCAACGCGTGTGAATACGCTGCAAGCTAAACATGAACCCGTTATCGAACATAAATTATCAAGCGAGGTTATAGCCGCTCTCATGGGGGCGGCTTTGGTTGATTTAAGCAACCTAAAGAAGCACTATGACGAGCCGATTCAGCCAGTAGAAACAACGAAGAAGCAGCTTAAAACAACAGCCGATCAGCTAACAACGGGGCTTGTAACGACCCTCAGACGGCAGAACCTAGCTATGGCGGCAAACGCACAGAAAGCATGGTATGAGGCATCAACAGAAGCGATAACAGGCATTCAGAAGGGCGGCTTGTCATACGATGAGGCGCTATCTAACGCCGTGAGAACGCTTGGAGATTCGTTTGTAGTTAGATACTCAAGCGGACGAACGACAAGCCCAGACGTGGCACTACGCCGCCTTATGGTCACGGAAATGAGCCAAGCGGGCGGCAGAATGTCACTTGAAGCAATGGAAAGCTACGGTCACGAGCTAGCTATCACGTCCACGCATTATGGGGCGCGACCCTCTCACGCTATGTGGCAGGGTAAACCGTTTGGGATTCATGGGGCAGTTGTTGTTGATGGCGTTAAATACCCCGGTATGATCGAGCTGACCGATTACGGCAGCGTTACGGGGCTTAAAGGGATTAACTGCCGTCATATGATTGAGCCTTATTTCCCGAACATCACTGAACTACCAGACCGTGAGTTCAAGGCGGAAAAAGCGAAGTGGGGCAAAAGCTCAGATGAATACTACGAGGCAACACAGCGGCAACGCGCATTAGAGCGTAGGGTTCGAGCGACCAAAACGACCGTTGCGCAGATGGAGAAGGTGGGGCTTGGACTTGAGGATCCTGCTTACGTGCAGAAGCGTCTTGTTTTGGGAAGGCAGCAGAGGGAACTTAAGGCGTGGATTAACGCGAACAAGCTACCCCGTCAACCCTTGCGAGAAAAAGCGTATGGCGTAGCTAAGCAGCCGAGATCACTAAGCGGTAAATCATGGACAGGTAGCGCAACAGTTGATGCACTTAAATCAACCAGATATGGCAAGGTTAAGGCGGTAAACGTCAAGGGCGTATCGCCTACGCTGTTTAACAACCAAGTTAAGGCAATAAACGAAATAGCGAGCAAGATGCCGATTCTTGACGAGAGCCTGAAAAAGTACGGGCTGGTTATTACTTCGTCAAAGATTGATGGAGTCGCTTATACAAGAATGCGCAATGGGAAATGGGAAATGGTATTCAATACTGAAACCTTCTCCTCTAAAGCAAACCTTAAGGCTGATGTTTGGGGAAATATAAAGAACGGCTATTTTATGCCTGCAACTAAAAGCGGTTCAAGTTCTTACCCTGCTGCTCACGAGCTTGGGCATATTTTACAAAAAAGCATTGTAGAAAAGGAATTGGGCGCAAACTATACCTACTATCAATACAAGAAAATGGCAGATAAACACCAAGAAGAGATAATGAATATAGTAAAATCTAATAAGGACAGGCTATCAGAATACGCTAAAGAAAACTCACGCGATTTCTTCGCTGAGTGTTTTGCAAATCTTAACTGCGGAAAGCCTAACGAATACGGTATAGCGTTATCGGAGTTTCTCAAACAAAGGGGGTTACTATGATTACAAAAGAAATAGCAGATAGGATTTATGTTTGGAAAAAAAATCCTGCATGGTATCGCCCTGTTGATAACAGCTATGAGTATGAACTTACCGACCAAGCACCAGAAAAAGCGCGAAAAAGCTACGCTGAATATAAAGCGGTCATCGACAGACTTCTTGCTCTTGATGGCGCTACGCCTTATGACGGGATAATTATTGACCTTTAGGGGGTTCGTAAATGTCTTACGATGATTATGACGTTATCGTTTATAAGGTGCTTAAATACATCTATCAATGCTTAAAAGCTGGCGTTTATCCGTCCTTGGATAAAGCACAAGAACTCACACGCTGCAATGACGTTTACTGGCTCCATGTTATTCAGTCCATGCTCAATGATGGCTACATTCAAGGCGTAAAAATTCCTGAATATCTAGGAAATGACGCTAAACCAATAGCAGAGCCAAAGGCTTTAGGATTGTCGCAAAAAGGCGCTCAATACCTCACAAACAATTCAAAAATGGCTGAGGTGAAATCTTTTCTCGGTAAAGCGTTCGAGGGTGTTATCGAAGTTGCAATCAAAGCGACGGATGCAGCAATGTAAGCGCGTCGATTCAAGAACCTTAACCCACCTAATTCAAGCTCCCTCACGGGGGCTTTTCTTTTTTTTGTGACGTCTAGAGCAAGCTATCAACATGATTTACGACTTACCAAAAGAATTAACCTGCTCAACGTGTGTATGGGCATCAAAGCTAAACGAGGACGGGCTTATCGAATGCAAGCGATACCCTCCTGAGCTATATCAAGGCGCTGAAACCCCGCTATGGATTCGCCCCCTAATGTCGCAAAGTGACGGCTGCGGCGAACATGGCGAGTGGGAAGAATAAGCCCCATGTGACACCTTTTAGATACTAACTCCATCGCAAGAGCCAAGCGAAGCGGCTCACCCGCCAACCTGAGCGAATCAGGTACCACCAAGCGCGCAGAGAAGCGCGAACAAAACACGATGGAGGACAGATGGATAGCAAACCAAACCAAGACCCAAAGAACACCCAAGACCCTAAGCCTAACGAGCCAAACGGCACCCCAAGCGATGAGCAAAAGGCTAAACGCTTAGAAAAAGAGGTTGCCGACCTCAAAGAACAGCTCGCAGAGGCTAAAAAGAACGCTGAGGAGTTCCAGAAGAAGCTCGATGATGCACTCACCGAGGAAGACGTTAAGAAAGCGGTTGAAGCAGCTAAAGAAGAAGCTGCAAAGATTCAAACCGACGCTGCCGCTAAAGCTGCTGCTCGTGAAAAGCGCCTTGTAGTCGAAAACGAGCTAATCAAGGCTAACTGCATTGACACAACCTCGGCACTCGCTCATATCGACTTGGACAAGGTCGAAATTGCAAGCGATGGACACATTAGCGGGCTTGACGTATCGGGTCTTGCCGAATCACACAAACATCTGTTCGAACAATCCAACACCTCACGAGTTGCGAGCGCAGGCACTCCCGGAGGTAACGGAAAGAAGATGACCAAAGAAGAGATTATGAGCATCAAAGATAGCCACGAACGCCGTGCTGCTATCGCTGAGAACGCTGATCTCTTTGAGTAAGAAAGGCGTAAAACATGGCTGTTGACGCAAAAATGATGAAGGCTGCGGACTTTGCGAAAGTCTCCTCTATCGACTTCGTAGAACGATTCGCAACCAACATTAAACAACTCCAAGAGATTCTTGGAATTACCCGCAAGATTGAGAAAATCCCTGGTCAGGTTATCAAAATCTACAAGGTAACTGGCACGCTCGAAGATGGTACCGTAGGCGAAGGCGAGGTTATCCCCCTGTCTAAGTACAAGACTGAGGTATCTGACGCGTTCGAGCTTACGGTGAAGAAATACCGCAAGCAGACCACCTTTGAAGCTATCAACGACAAAGGCTATGAACAGGCTGTCGATGATACCGACAACAAGATGATTAAGGACATCCAGAACGTTATCCGCAATTCCTTCTTCACCTTCCTCGCTACTGGTACTGGCACCGCTACTGCTAAGACCGTTGGCTTGCAGGGCGCACTTGCCGCAGCTTGGGGCAAAAATCAGGTGTACTGGGAGGATTACGATAACAGCGGCTTTATCTACTTCGTAAATCCGCTCGATATTGCCGATTACCTGAGCGAGAAAGATATTACGGTTCAGACCGCGTTCGGAATGACTTACATTCAGAACTTCCTCGGTCTTTATGACGTTCTCGCTTATTCTGGCGTGACACAGGGCAAGGTATACACCACCGCTAAAGACAACATCATTCTGTATTACGTAAACCCCGCTAACGCTGAGGTTGCTAAGGCATTTGACTTTACGATTGACGCAACTGGTCTGATTGGTATTCATCGTGACGTTGATTACACCACCTTAACCACTGATTCGACCGTTATTAGCGGCTCTGCCCTCTACGCTGAACTCATCAGCGGCGTTGTAAAGGTCGATATTAAGACCGCCGCAGCCGCAGCATCTGAAACGGGTTCTCAGACCAACCCACAGGGTTAAGCCGTGGAGAGCTTAAAGCCAACATATGACTTTTTCACTACCTGGGGAGGGGGGCTTGATGCCGAAAGCTTCAAGTCCGCTCTCCCTGCGGCTTTTGCACGCGTCAAAGCTCGTTGTTGCACTATCGACCTAACAACACTCACAGAAGCCGAAGAAACGACCTTCAAGAACGCAGTTTGCGCCGCCTGTGAGGCTCTTTCAAGCGAAAACGCGGGTATCAGCTCGTATAGCGCGGGAAAAGTGTCCGTTACGTTTTCAGAAGCCGAGACGCGCCGAAACAGCATTGAAGCAGCTATCGAGCGTGAACTATCAGGTACGCGCCTGATAAGCGTGGTGATCTAGATGATTTATCCCAACGTGATAACAGTATGGCTAAAGAGTACCGAGGGCAGGCAGGCAACGTGGGAGCGCCTTGTTTATCGCACGTGCCGTTTTGAACCTACCTACGGCGCTTATGCTGGCACTGGTGGAGACACCTCAGCTCGAACGGCTGACTTGCTCGTTAAATGTCACGATAAGCCATTTAGCAAGGGTGATAAGGTCGTCCCTAACCTGTGCGTTGACGACGCGCCGCCTAAAGACGCTTTCACGGTACAGACCGTATCCCCGATTAGCTTTAACAACTATCCCGACCATTGGGAGGCTGAGCTAGTATGACCACCTTACGCGTTAAAAGCGTTAACGTAAGCCCCGCGCAAGCGAAGGTTGAGAAAGCCAACAAGGCGATGATTAAGGCAATGACGCTTGCAGCCCGTAGGGATTCTAACCGTTACGTTCCGTTTGCTTCTGGTGCGCTTAGAAACACCGCTGAGAGCCAAAGCAAACCCGATGATGGGCAGCTTATCTACGGCGGCGGCGGCGTTAAATACGCACGCGTGCAGTATTACGGCAAGTTTAGGCACACAACCCCGGGAACGTGCGGAAAGTGGTTTGACGTTGCGAAGAAGAGCAACGCCAAGAAGTGGGTCAAAGAGGGCAAAGAGGCAGTAAGGCAGGTTATGAATGGCTGATAAACCAGTAATTATCAATGCGTCGCTTGTTACGCAGATTCTCGACCTCGTGGGTGAGATAGTACACATGTTTGACGCGTCTATTCCTGTTCGGTTTGAGGAGCTAACGGCTGAGACAGGGCAGCTACCACGAATCATGATGACGCTGGTTGATGGAGCGGAGGAAGAGAGCCGCTATATCAGCGGTGAGACCATTTGCCCCATTATGTTCGCTCTCACGCTCCGCGTAGCTCCAGACGATGAGCAAGACCGCCTAAATGCTGCGGGGCTGCTTGATTACGTCAGAGATCAGTTTCTAGAAAAGTGCCTCGTCCTTGATGATTTTGTTGTGTATAGGCTCCCTAAAGCGGGTATGCCCGTTTGCCTTGGACGCACAGACACCTTCGAAGATTGGCAAGTGACATTTGACGTTAAATATAACGAGACGAAAGGAGCCTAAACATGGCTGACGATACCGCAGAAGTCCCCATTTGGGGTTATGAGATTAAGGATTATATCAACATTGGCAGCGCGGAAACCGCGAACTGGCAAGAGATTACCCACCTTATCTCTTGGGAATATTCCAACGACACTGACAAGTACGAACCTGAGTACCTTGAGACGAAAAAGAGCCCTACTTTTGTTCGCGCGAAATCGGCATCCGTTGAGTACGAGAAAGACCTCTACAAGAACAACGCACTCGATGAGTTCCTCACGAAGAACCGCAACGGCATGAACATCGCTGTTGAACTCGTTCGTGTATACCCTTGGATGCTAGACACCGAGAAGCCTGTGGCTGATAAGGCTGCATTCTTGCTAACCCCTAACGCTTTGGGCAAAGGCTCAGCAGGTGAGCCAGGCAAGCTTACGGGCACACTCGAAATGTCCGATGCTGATTGGACTGAGGGAACATGGGACACTAGCACCAAGGTATTTACCGCCAAGGTTGGCTAGTTTAATTCTTTCGCAAGTCTCCCCTAGCGGCATTTCCCCCTTTTAGCTGCTAGGGGTGACCTATATCTAGGAGGTTTTATATGGGATTCCAGTTCACAAAACGCGGCGTTGATATTGAGATTGAAGGCAAGACGTATACCGTTAACATTCAGGACGCTAACACACAAGACGCGCTCGCGAAGGTTTATAAAGTCTTTGAAACCTACGATGCGGACACTCTCGCAAATAACGAACGCGCTAACTATACGGTTTCATGCACGTTGCGCGACATGGTAGGCGCTCTTATCGGGCTTGATGGGCAAAACGAAATCTTTGAGAACCGAGCTCATTGCGTAATTGATGAACTCGAGCTGATTAACTACATCTACGGCGAAGTTCAGGCGCACCAAGGAGACACGCCAACACTTGAGGAGTTGCTTGCATCCCTTAACGTGGGTACGGAGGGTATTAACCTGCCTAAAACCGATGAATCAAGCGTTTCTGAGACTGGTGAAGCCGTCAAAGGCGCTATCGGCGGAGTAATTAACGCTGCGAAGAACAACAAATGAGAGGGACGCTAACAGGGGGCTTGCCGTCGGCGCTAAAAGTTGACGGTGAGTTAATCCCCATTCACACCGACTGGCGCGTATGGATTGACGTATGGCGCCTAGTCGACAACCCAACAGCAGACAAGAGCGCGAAGGTAGTTGCTATCCTCGCGCTTATTTTTCCACGAGAAGGTGACTCCCCTACCCCGTTTGAGCGTGCTCTAAAAAGCCCTGAAACGGCTCTAATGGCTGCTATGGACTTTCTCGCACGAAAACGCGAGGGAGCGCAGACCCGCCCTAAGACGGCACGAGAACGGCGTTTAGAGAAGAAGCGGCTGCTCGATTGGGACTATGACGCGGATAGGCTTATCGCTGATTTCGAGCGCGAATATCGCATTGATTTGACCGACCCTGAAACCCGCCTGCACTGGTGGCGGTTTATGGCGCTTTTTGGAGGTTTAAGTGACACCTCGCAGATGATAGATGCGATAAGAACAAGAGCTGCCGACCTAAGCGACAAGGGACTTTCAAAAGAGGCTCGAAGCTCCCTAAAGGAGCGCAAAATAGCCGTAATGCTCCCAGCACGAACCAAAGAGGAGGCAGCGCAAAACTCGCGAATTAGAGGAGCGTAAGTGGCTGACGGACAGGTCATAATCCAGATAAAAGGGGATTCTTCCGACTACGACAAAGCCATTAAAGGTTTAGGACAACAGACGCAAAGCTCACTCGGCAACGCTATCAAAGGCTCGTTTATCGGCAACCTGTTCGCTAATGCGTTTTCAGCTGCCGCAGGGACAATTTCAAACGCAATGGACGGCGCTATCAGCCGTGTTGATACCTTAAATCGTTTTCCGAAGATGATGGATCAGATCGGCTTTAGTGCGGACGATGCAAAGAGCGCAATCGACCGTATGAGTAGCCACATTCAGGGACTCCCGACAACGCTTGATAGCATCGTAAGCTCCACTCAGCGCATCGTGCAAAAGGTTGGAGACGTAGACAAAGCAACCGACATTGTTCTCGCGTTTAATGACGCTCTCGTAGCAGGTGGGCAATCCTCGCAGGTTCAAAGCGCCGCGCTTGAGCAATACATTCAGGGTATTTCCAAGGGCAAGTTCGAACTAGAAGAATGGCGCTCGATTACAACCGCAATGCCCGGGCAAATTCAGCAGGTAGCTAAGTCTCTCTTGGGCGCAAGCGGCGACGCAAACGCGCTCTACGAGGCTCTAAAAGACGGCACGGTATCCATTGACGACTTCACAAACGCCTTCGTTAACCTCGACAAGCAGGGATTAGAGGGCATGGGTTCGTTTGCTGAGCAGGCTAAAACGGGCGCTAGCGGTATTCAAACCTCGATGGACAATGCAGCCTATGCCGTTGTTGTAAATGTGGGAAAGATCATCGACGCTGTTAACGCAAACGGTGAGATTGAGGGCGCGTTTAACACTGTCAAAGACATTATCAACGACTGGGGCGGTAAGGTAGTTGAAGCGGTCAAGTGGGTTAAAGACAACTTCGACACGATAGCGCCTGCCGTTGGTGGCGTCGTTGGAGCTATGGCGGCGTTTAAGACAGCTATGGGCATCAGTGCGGCGGTTTCTGCTGTTACTGGCGCTATAGAGGCGTGGAAGTTAGCAAATGACGGGCTGAGAATCTCGCAAATCTTGCTTAACGCTGCGATGAATGCAAATCCTGTGATGATTGTCATAACCATCTTAGGCGCACTTGTGGGCGCTTTAATCGCGGCTTACAACACCAACGAGGACTTTAGAAATGCCGTCAATAGCGCGTGGCAAGCTATCACCGAGATTGTTGGCGGTGCGATTGAATCGGTAGTTCAGTTCTTCACGGACTTTGCGGAAAACGCCCAAATGGGCGCTCAAGCGTTCTACGACAACGTAATACAGCCTATATCCCAAATCCCCGAACAGATAATGAACTTTCTCACGCAGATTGTAGACAACGTGGTGAACTTCTTTACCACTATCGGAGAGTACGCGCTGATGGGCGCTCAAATGTATTACGACAATGTGATACTCCCGATAAGCCAACTACCAGGGCAAATCTTGGCTTTCTTGACTCAAATTATTACCGATATTGCAAACTGGGTTGTTCAACTGGCGCAAGGCGCAATAGACGCAGGTAGCCAATTTTTAAACAACATCATTACTTTTTACTCGCAACTTCCGGGCAACATCTGGAACTTTTTGAGCAACGCAATAAGTATGATTGCCCAGTTTGTTTCACGAGTGCCGCAGCAAGCGTTGCAGGCAGCTCAGGGATTTTTCAGAAACATTCAAGGCGGGTTTAATAGTGCGGTTAGCTTCGTTTCAGGGATTCCGAGTCAGATTATCGGCATCTTCTCAGGAGCTGCTGGTTGGCTTGTTAGTTCGGGAGCTTCACTCCTAAATGGTTTTGTTCAAGGCATTAAGGACGGCTTTAGTAACGCTATAAACGCTGTCCAAAACGGGTTGACGGAGATTCGACAATTCTTCCCGTTCTCTCCTGCTAAACGAGGTCCATTCTCGGGGCACGGCTATACGACTTACTCAGGTCAAGCACTTATGCGGGACTTCGCCGCCTCGATTGACGGCAACGCTAAGGGAGCCGTAAAAGCAGCGAAAACCGCTCTTACGGCTGTACAGTCTGAGTTCGATGGAAACAGCGCGTTTGCTGTCCCCCTAAACGCCTCAGCAACTCTTAACGGGGTATCGACCGTTGATATACTAGGCGACTCGTTTATCGCGAATCTGGAAGCTATCACGAGCCGCTTAGACGCTATCAACAGCCGCCTTGAATCAATCGAGGAAAAGTTGGACAAAGACACCGTTATTAAGCTCAACGGACGAGAGTTCGGGCGCTTTGCTAGGGAGTACATGTGATACTTGCAGCTAAATATACCAACAACCGCGGGCAGAGTATCGAGTTCGGCGGCAGCGAAAAATACCTCCATCAATTCGAAAACTCTATACGTGATGCAAAATGGGACTATGATACCGCGTACGGCAGCGTGACGGACTTTTACCACGACCCCGTGGAGCTTGAGTTAAAGATAGGCATTGCGGCGGATACGGAAGAAGAAGGGTTAGCCTTGCGCGACCGTATAGCCACTATCGCCGAGTGTGACGTGCTCGATAAAAAGGCGGGGCAGCTCGAGATTAACGGCTGGCATCTTAATTGCTTCATCGTCGCACGCGCTTATGAAGAGTGGTGGTGGGACGGTAGAATATGCGAGATCACCCTTACCGTACTGGCTTTAGAGCAGGTGTGGTACCGCGAGAAGGTATATCACTTCGACACAACCGATAGCGAATCGAGCGGATACACCTACCTCGATTTCCCTTACGATTTCGCCTACGACTTGAACAGCGGCAAGAGCAAGATTAAGCAGCTATTAAACGCTTCTTTAGCCCCTGCTGATGTGATTCTCCGCATGTATGGAGCGGCGGAAAACCCGTATATCAACATAGCGGGCAACACCTACGGCGTGAACGCCACCGTAGAAATCGGCGAGTATATTGAAATTGACACCAAGGCGCAAACCGTTGAGCTTGTTAAGCAGTTCGGAGAACGCTCTAACTTGTTCGCAAAACGTTATCCAGGCGGTGAAACCTCAGACCAGTATATCTTTGCAAAAGTTCCTGCTGGCTATCTAACGGCATCAAGCGATAACACATTCGCGTACGACATAACGATACGCGAGTTCAAAAGCGAGCCAGAATGGAGCGCAACCGAATGATAATTGTTTACGCCGACAGCGCAATGAAAGACGTTAGGACGCTTAAACCTATCTCTCTCGAGTTCGCCTTTGGTTCAGACGAGAACGATTTCGAGCTGCAAATGCCCTACTCTGCGCCACGCTTATACCCGTTTTGCTACGTCTACATTGACGGTACTGAGCTGGGCGGCATGATTACCGATGTTAAGAACGACTTGGAAAACAAAAGACTCGTATATCACGGCTACACATGGCAGGGGCTACTTGAGCATAAGATTCTTGAGCCAGATAGCGGAGAAGATTATCTAACGGTTTCTGGCGAGGTTAATACGGTGCTAGGGACACTTATAAGCCGAATTGGATTATCGGAGCTTATGAGCGTTGATAGCGCGTCTACGGGGCTTGTTATCACGAACTATCAGTTTAACCGTTACGTGGACGCTTACGAAGGCTTGCGCTCGATGCTCAACACGTTGGGGCTTACGCTTTCGATTGTATGCACAGCGGGCAAGGTTTTAGTTGGCGCAATCCCTATAAAGACGATGAGCGAGAAAGCAACAACAGAAACCTTCTCGCAGCCCGTGAACCACCTTATTTGCCTCGGCAAAGGCGACCTTGCGCAACGAATCGTCCTACACCTATACGCCGATGAGAAAGGTAACGTAAGCCAGACGCGCACCTTTTCGGGCGTAAAAGAGCGCACTGAAACATACGACTATAGCAACGCGGAGCGCGATAAGTTGCTTGAAGATGGCACTAAGAGGCTGCAAAAGCTTCAAGTTTTCGAGAACGCAAAGCTCGCTGAAATAGCGAATGACAACTACTCGATTGACGACAAAATCACGTCTTACGACAGCGTTACAGACGTTTCGCTAACAGTACCTATCGAGAAAAAGATAGTCTCGATTGACTACCGAGGAAAACTAGAAACTGAGTACAAAGCAGGAACTGAAACTATAAAACGAGGAGAAGCGTAAATGAGCCTAGAAATTATTACTGGCAAAACTGGCGAACCACATATCGACTCTGAGGACATTGGGGCGTATAACGCCTATACAATCGGCAAAGACTCGTATCTCTTAAACGGACTCGATATGAGCATCACGAACGCCAACACATTGCATGTTGGAACGGGTGAAGTTCTGTTCCAAGGACGCCACGTTCGCATCAAGGGAAACGGTGAGGACGTTGCTATCGCCAACGGAACGACTGGCTATAAACGTAATGACATTTTGTGCCTGAAATACCAAAAATTCCCGCAAAACAGCGACATCGAATCAATCTCACTTGAGCTTGTTAAGGGGACGCCAACGACAGGCACACCCGCAGACCCAGCGATTACGACAGGCTCAATCTTAAATGGCGATACAGTGGTCTATCTAAAGCTCGCTCGAATTGTCGTCAATGGGTTGACTCCCGAAGCCCCCGTTAAGCTTTTAGGAACGGTTAAGACCCTTGCAGAGACTAACACGAGTCTTGCAGCCACCGCTCAAACCGTCGCCCAAATCGGGGCTTCTGTAGACCGTAATAAATTCAAAACTTTATATACTGGTTCAGCTGCTCTTACTGGAACAACCGCAAGTTTCACGCTGTCGGAATCAGTTGAAAACTTTTCTGTGTTGTTTATTGCTTGCTGCGGAGCTGGCGGGAGTGGAGATTCAAACGCATACGACAACGGTTTTACCGCCATTCCCGTTTCCGAGATTAAGCGTAATGGATACGGAGAAAGCGATCACAAAGTATATAGGTGTAGCTTTGGTCAAAACGGGTCAACATGGGCTTCTGTTTGTATTTATTTTACAGGCAAAACAAGCATTAAAGTTAAAGCAAACACTGGTAATTGGAGTAATGCGCAACTACGTGGTATTTATGGGCTAAATGTAGGTTTATAAATAAGGGAGCTATTGCAGCTCCCTTATTTCCACTTACCTACAACATGCAAGCACCAGTTGTAGCTCAGCTTAGCGTCAACAGCGGAGCCAGCTGGTCTATTTGCGGTCAGAATTGGTGACTTTGTTTTAGAGCCGCCTCCAGCAAGAGCCGCAATAACCGTATAACCGTTAGAGCCTTCTGGATACACACTTCCAATAACTATTGGGTCGCTAGTGAACGCAAACGGATAGTCCCTGCTAGATAACTCACCTAATGACTGATTAAACTGCCCGAAGTTCTGGTTAATTTCTGTTGGGAACGTCTTTATAAGGAAAAGTTCTTCCCAACCATTGCTGTATTTTTTGACTGTCCACTCACCCGACGAACTCCAGGCTACAGAAGCCCAGATTTGATAAATGCCGTCGTTACTTTTGCGTTTCTATTGTTTCAGGCTCGTTAAAAGCCCAGACGTTTTGAGCCGATTTTGCACGTAAACGGTATCTGGGCTTTTCCGAAAAGTCATATTTTGGTCACATTTTTTTAAACCGCTGTTCAAGCTGCTAACATAGTTTTCATGTTCCTATTCAATACCGAAAGAAACCTACCGAAGCAACTCATGCGCGGCAGGAAAAGAACCTGTCGCCAAGCTAGAGCCGTGCCTATTTGTCCCTTTAAACAAAAAGCCAACTAAAGCAGAAAAGGGGTATATATGACGAGAGTTTTAATCGTCGAAGACGACAACGTTCACGCGGAACACATCGAGCACGCATTACGGGACATGGGCATCGACTACTTACACGCCCAAAGCGCCGAAGAAGCTATTACCTTAAGCGAAAAATACAGGATACGGCTCTATCTAATCGACATCGAATTACCGAGCATTAGCGGTTTCACCTTCGCACGAACAATCAGAGGGAGCACGAACGCGCCTGTTATCTTTATGGGAGACATTGACGACGAAGCGCAGAAGGTATGTGGTTTCGGCTTAGGCGCGGATGACTACCTCGTTAAGCCCTTTGGAATGTTAGAGCTATCGTGTCGGATCCGCGCCGTGTTGCGCCGCTGTGAAGCCCAAAAATGCGTCGACTACAGAAACATCAAGATGAACCTCACAGATCACTCAGTTTTGATAAATGGCGAAAAAATCAAACTGACGCCTACCGAGTTTAGCCTTTTATTCGAGCTAGTAATGGCAGGCGGGGAAGTTGTGAGCAAAAAAGCACTAATCCGCAACGTATGGGGCGCTGAATCATCAGCGAGCGACCATACTCTAAAGGAATCTATACGGCGATTACGGAAAAAGATAGGGAAAGATGCAATAGATAGCGTTTACGGTGAAGGTTTTATTTTTGTGCCCGAATAATGACTAGTTTTGTGACCATTTGGGCGCGTAAAAATGCAAACATACAGATAACCAATGGCTGCTCTTTGGGGCAGCCTTTTCTTTTAGGAGGATAAATGTTTAGTCCTTATTCGCCAAGCTTTCAAATGCCCTATCAGCAACTACAACAGCCCACAGGCTTACAGTTCGTGAACGGCATTGAGAGCGCGAGAATGTATCAACTCCCGCCCAATTCGAAGCAAATCCTTATGGACAAGGAAAAAGCTCGTTTCTACCTTGTCGAAGCCGATGCGAGCGGGCAGAAATCCGTTCAAGCGTTTGATTTTACGGCGGTTCAAGACCAACAGCCACAATTCGCAACGCAGGCACAATTAGAGGAGCTGAAGACGCAGTATGAATCCCTTGTTCAGCAGATTTCACAACTCACAAAACCAGCAGCCCAACCTACAGGAGTTTATGGCGCAAACGAACCCGCAAGACGCGAAGAACCGCTTGCAGCAAATGATGCAGAACGGGCAGCTCACGCAAGACCAACTCTCCCAACTATATGAACGCGCTAAGCAAGTGATGAGCTTTCTTGGGCTTAAATAGCAACCTTACTCGCGAGAGGTGATGATTATCAATACCCTATTGAAAAGAGGAATTTATGGAAAATTCGACCCCTAGCATTGCGGATTTCGCCGCATTGATGAATCGAGATGACTTCGGAAACGGTGGCATCTGGGTCATTATCCTGTTCTTTGCCTTGTTCGGTTTCGGCGGTTTTGGCTGGAATCGTAACGGTGCAAACGGCGAAGGAGTGACCGAAGCGGGACTCTGCAACGCTATGAACTTTAACAATCTTGAAAACGCCGTAGGGCGCTTGTCTGACCAGAACCAAAACCAGACTATGACGCTTGGAAATGGCATCTGCGACCTCGGTTACGAGAATTTGCGCAACTATGCAAACCTCTCTAAAGAGAACGCTCTGGGACAAGCTGGTATTCAGCAGACAATCCAGAACGGCGATTATGCTCTTAGCAACCAGTTGTCTGATTGTTGCTGCAAAACCCAACGCGCAATCGACAGCGTCAACTTCAACGCCGCTCAGAACACCGCAGCTATCAACGAAAACACTACCGCACAGGTTCAGAAGGTTTTGGACGCTCTTTGTCAGGGCAAAATTGAGGCTCTACAGGGTCAGGTTCAGCAGCTACAGATGCAATCTGCGCTCGCTGGTGTCGTTCGTTACCCACAGGCAACGGTTTATACCGCAGGCGCTATGCCTTACTGCGCAGGCGGCTATTATGGCGGCACTACCTTCGCCGCTTAGGGGGTAGCTTATGAGTTGTAAGATGGCTCGATTTATCTACGATAGCGACACGCCCCTAGCCGTTGCCGCAGGGTCTCCGATTATGTTCGCAAAGACCACGAGCACGACAAGCGCGATTCAGTATAACGGCGCGGGCGGCGTTCTCATCAAAGCACCAGGCACGTATAGGGTCGTTTCGAGTTTCACGCTCAGCGCAACAGCAGCAGGAGCGGTTAACGTATCAATGAGTGCGAACGGAAACCCCGCTACAGGGGCACGTGCTGGCGCTACACTGGCGGCAGCGGGTGACTTGGATACTTTATCCATTGTTGACCTAATCACCGTTAAAACGGGCGTCTCAGGCTCTTACGCAACGCTTACGTTTGCGCCTGATGCGGCGGTGGGAATCCGCACCGCCAACGTGCTGGTCGAAAAGGTGGGGTAATGCGATTGATTGCTCGATTATCTGAACAGATTACCGACGAGGTAGAGGGCGCTTTGAACTACGCAAAAGACGCTCTTACATATAAGCAGACCCACCCTGCATTGGCTAACATATACCACAAGTTAAGCCAACAGGAGTTCGAACACATGCAGCAGCTCCATCAGCAGGTGCAGCAGCTCGTTGTAGAAGCTGAGAATAGCGGCGTAGATTACCCTCAATCCATGCGTGACAAGTGGGACAAACAACGCCGCAAGATTATCTCCAAAATGGCTGACGCTAACGTTTTTATTGGAATGTGGAAATAGCCCCAACAAAAAAAGACCGTCCGTAACTGGGCGGTCTTTTTTTATCAAAATGAATGCGGCTTGTTAGACATGTACAAGTTTCGCTCTAAACCCGTCTATAGGTTTATCTTTGTCTCCTGCAAAGTCCTCAGAATCACCTTCCGTATCGGTTAAGTCGTGCATCTTGCCCAACCAATCACCGCCAAGGACATGAGCCTGATATTCAATCGCAAGCCAACCGTTATAGGCGGGATTTTCGGTTTCGTAATAGCACCTGATAGCAACAATGGGCGTTCCATCGCCAGCACAACCGTTGTCTAAATCGTCGATATTATATCCGCGAACAGGGTCAAGCCAACCATTGGAAGTTTTAGCCTGATACCAGCCTGACATTTTGATTGCGATATACTCTATCGGCTCTCCAATAGCGCCCGCATAATCGTCCCCGCATCCGTCCGAGCAGCTAAAATCTTTCATTTCATCGAGCCAGCTCCCATTAACGCGAACTCGGTACGTCAATTCTGGCGTTGATGTTGGAGCTATAGTGCTAGTTGTCCCGTTTCCCTGGACGTCTCCTACATAATGCAAGATTCCATCCCAAGGATAATCATAGTAACCGTGGATGCTCGATTCGTTCCCTGTCTGATCACCAACTACACCGTAGATTGTCCCGTTTTCGCTGATTGAAAACTCTGCGAGCATATCAGGTTCGCCGCTAACGCACATTGCAGTATGTTCTCGTTCGTTAAGGTAAATATCACCTCTTTGAGCAATGAAACTCATAGGCTTCCATTCGAAAAGCCCTGATTGAGTAAAGACAGACCGCATGTTGCCTGTATAGGTTGCAGCGTCGAAAACGCCCTCATACTCAGTACCAACAACCGCTGCGCGGTAAGCGGAAATAATCGAGCTAGAACAATCTCGGTCACCTTGAGCGATAGTGTATTTTTTGCCGTCTATGTCTAATGCTTCATACTCGCCATCACCCCAGCGGTTTCCTTGCGTATACCCGTGCCAATCGTGAGAGCAAAGGTGCTCCATGATCTGTGCTGCTATCTCATTGATTGCTGCCATTTAGCTACCTCATATCTTCTGGGATATAGCACTCATGAGCTTCTGCAGGCGGGTCGTTTACGTCCAATACAGGGGCAGGATCATCAGCTATAGGCTGCGGGTTAAACGCCGAAACAACGCAAGTGATAGCGAACCCTGCGAGAAACGCCGCAACGATAGCCGCAGCCCAAAGAGCCGTTTTAATCTTCATCGCCCGTATCACCGTCGCTAAAGCCGGGTGTTGATGGGTCAACGACGATTCCAAGAATCGACAAGACTACAAAAGCCGCGTTGATAATGGCGGTTAGCTGTGCGCTAAGACCCGCAAAATCCCACTGATACCCAAAGGGTGCGGCGCACACCTGCACAAGGACGATGACCGCAGGGATAAGCGCGAGCCAAAATGCCTTGTTCTTTACTCGTGATTTCCAGTTCATCATTACGTTCTCCTAACTAGTCGGTAGTGACATGATTTCCTTGTAAAGCCGTGTTCCCGTCCCGTTACCACCGAGCGCGTGATAAGCCTCATAGATGCGTGTTGACTGCTCTTTAATCTCAATCGGGCAAGGCTCAGCTTTAACAACATAGCGGTGGTGTAGGTTCACGAGCTGCTGGCGGAGCAACGTGCGCATCCCTTCTCGCATTGCTTTATCGCTGCTTCTGAGCTGCTTTGCTTGAGTTGCGAGCGCCCCAAACAAAGCAGCGCAAAGGGGGGCTAAAACTAAGTTGATAATCGCGCTAAACTCCATCCGTGCTAAACCTTTCGGGTCGGTGTTATTACTGGTAAAAGTGTGCGCTATGAGTCACGCCGCGCCCTTATAGGCGGGTGCTGTGCCCGAATTGTGACTATTTCGCTAATCTAAACGCACCGAAACAAAGGAGGAAAAATGCCAACAGTTGCCGAACTTAAAGACGAACTTGATGCTAAGAACATTGATTACCAAGCAGATGCAAAGAAAGCTGAGCTGGAAGAGCTTCTTAAGACGGAGGAGAAACCAGCAGAAGAGCCAGAAGAGCCACAAAAAAAGCCCGCAAAGCTCATGACCGTTAATGTGCCATTGCTCAATGTTCGAATCACGCCAGATGACGAATTTAAGCCCGAAACCGTAGCGGGCGTGCTCAAAGAAGGCGAAGAAGTCCTTGTTGAACAGATTGTTGACGAGTGGGCTTACATCACTGGTGGGACGTTCTGTAGGGCGGAATTTTTGCGATAAATAAGGCACTTGTGCAAAAAAAGAGACGAATCTTTGCACATTTCGCGCAAAACAAAAAAGGTCAGGGGCTTTAAAATGGCTCCTGACCTCGTATTTTAAGTGGTGCGCCGTGAGGGAATCGAACCCGCGACCTTGGGATTAAAAGTCCCCTGCTCTACCAACTGAGCTAACGGCGCACTTATAAAGCAGTTACCCATTCTAGTGTTAGGTTGTCTCATGGTCAATACATGATTTTGTCTTGTGTAAAAGATTTTTACAGACTACCTCCAAAGCAGTCTCACTACCCCTTTGTTATGGCACTATAGTTAAGAAAACAACAACTAAAGGAAACGCA